CTTTAGGTATAGTATTAAGGTGTTCTTTTTCTAACTCATCATCCACATAGATGCTGTCTAACTCACCCACAACAACCAAATGGTTCTGGGCTGCAGCTATCTCTGCTTTCTCATAGGATGAAGCTACGATGTTAGGACCTGCAAAGGTTGTACCGTAGGCTTCAATCTCAGTCAGAAATATCTTCATATTCTCCATCCTCAATATCTATAGGGGCTTTATCCGGCATTAAAAAAATACCACCTGCATTCATGTTATGCGTAACGTCTACTTTATCTATTTTACCAACACCTACTCTATCTAATAAAGTTTGAGCTGCTGTAAGTTTATTGTTTGCTTGAATGATAGGTTTCTTAGAATCCATAATTTCTACAATCTTAAAAGCTGCTTTAGGAGCTGCGTTGGCTAGAATCTCTTGAGTAAGTTCTAGTATCTCAGACTTTAAAGTCTTTACAACATGATGGTAGTGACTTTTATACCCTGCAAGTTCTGCAGCCTTTTTAGCATCGCCTTGACATTCTACAAGGTGCTCTAGGAAAGACTCTTGTTTTTCTGTGAGTTCTCTTTTAGTTTGAGTTTTATCTATGCTTGGTAATATAGCCATGTTATTTATTATAGCTTTACCTGAGAAACTTGTCAAGTTTTTAAAGTTTTTTTCTTTACCTCTTGACAAAACCGTCATACGGATGTATAATAACTTTAGTGCCCCCCGGGTTCAAATAGTCCCTCCAGAGGACCCTCCTCGTCTAATTCTAGACAAAGAATTATTTAAAAACATCCCCCTAAATATATCTTAATTAATACCTTAAAGACTATAAAGTTTTTGTAGTCTTTATAGCCCGACTGTAAACTAGATAGTCCTTATCTGGTTAATGCCCTATTTGCTGTATAATGTATAACCACGCTATAGATATATAGGTAGAGGGGTATGGTCTCCTGCCCTCCCTACCATGTATAGACCTAGAAGACTACTAGGCTTCGACTAACTACTATTACTACTACACTACAGACTTAGGAAGTTCTAGAGTGCTTTCTGCTCAAGACTGATTCGCTTACTTGACCTACAAAGTTTTTAAAGTCCTCCTATATTATGAGTTAAGTCTCCCGAAAAGTCTTCTAGGTCTTTGAGAACCTTAGAAGTTTCTTCTGCACATAGGACACAAGTGTCTTTTGCACTAGATCATACTAGTTTACAAAGTCCTATAAAGTTTAAAGTACTAAGTTTATTAAAAAAATCATAGTTTAGACATAGCAAAGAACCATCTAGATTATCAAGAGTCAAGAGCCTGTAACAGCTAAAGCTTAACAGGCTCTAAACACTGCTCTTGACAATGCTAGAGAACCTTTGCTATGTTAAGAGCTATGTGCAGAAGAATCCTTCAAAGAACCTCAAAGTCCTTGAAGACTTTTCTCCTGTTTGTTAACTATAATATAGGAGGACTTATGTCTAAATTATATATATTATTGACTGATTCAAGAGGTAAACATTATCGTTGCGAATCAGTCTCTGATGCTTGTTTAGTTGCTAGATACTTAGCTAGATACCAAACAACATCACCAACCGTAGAATCTAATAGCCCATGGGCAGTTGATGATTTTACTTCTATAACCAAAAGCTATTACAACACAAAGGAGGTTTCCAATGGCTAATTCAAATAACTTTATCCCATCAACTGCTGAGCAGAAAGCACAGAAAGCTGATGATTTTCTTAAATCTCTTACTGGCAAATCATGGGCTACCAACAGTGTCGCAAGATACGATGTACCTATGAATATGCTGATAGATTCTTATAGAGATAAGCTTTGTTCTTCAATCTTGAAGCGACACAAAGCACTCTCTAACAGAGATATCAGCTTTCTTCAGAAAGGTCCTAAGTTCAAAGTTCCTTTTTATGCTCACATGAGTTCAACATTTGGAGCTGAATCTAAACTTAGCTACCAAGATGCTGTTGTACTTCAGCGTGATGCTTGGCTTGGTAAGTTTGATAAGAAGTTTATTACAGCTTTCCTTGATAGCTTAGATAAACATCTAACTGAGATAGATAAGAAAAAGTCTAAAAAAGCTTAACTTCTTATCAGTTGAACTCAAAACCTCAGAGTCTTCGATAGGCTCTGGGGTTTTTTTCTGTCTTCTAGGTCTATACATATTTTTTTTGGAGACCAAACCCCTCAATATTATATTATATTATCTTATAAAATATCTCTTAAGATTATTTTAGGGGGCAAAAATATATGGCTGGGGCAGGATGTTGAGGGACAATATTATATCATATTTTATATTATTTATGCAAGTTATGTGTCAATTATGTAACAATTATGTAATATTTATGTGACATTTGTGTGAATTTTATATAAAAACTTGTACTTTTTTACTAAAAATTAAATAAAATATAAAATAAAATATTTAAATTAATTAAAATATCTAAAAAAACTATAGTTGGGCTTGACATTCGGTTCAAGACCTGCCATGCTTGAAAAGGTTCGGCACTTGCTGGGCGACAAAACCATAAAATATATGTTCACAGGAGGGCAATATGGATATAAAACAACACCAAGATGAGCTTGGATACTACACAGACTTTGAGGGACTTGAGGTCGATCTTAATGATGATCCAAACGAATTATATGATTCGTCTGACGATAACATGGTTGAGAGAGATCACTTAGATATTCTTGAGTTCTGTGCTGAGCTTGAATCTTATGAGTATCTTGATGATGCTCAATTTAATTACTTGGAGGTGTAATTATGTCTGGTAAAAAACGATTAACTAAATCTCAAAGAGAAATTAATTCTGCTAAGTTTGAAGATATTAAATCTGCAAAACACAGAATTATTGTTAGCTTCAATGATGAAGAAAAAGCAAAAAGATACCTAAGATCAGAAGGTTATAGGTATCAAGAAGTCTACTCTCACAAAGAAGATAGAGCTTTGTTATACAAGAACTTCAAAAATTCTTGGGTCAAGTTAGCATCAACATTTAATTATCTCAATGATAATACTATGGAGATGGGAACTGTTTGGGTAATTGAAACAATTTAATTTAGGAGATAACTATGAGTTTTAATACAGCATATTTAAATACAAGCACACATGGTAGTAAAGATTTTACTGCAGGTCTTGATGAAATTGTAATATCTATGGATATAGATTGGTCTGATGGAATTAATAGAGGAACTTTATCTATTCCAAAACATTATGCAAAGGTTGATGTAGATTGTATACTTGCTAATGGAGAATATCAAAATTTTAAAAGAAGAAGTGTATTTAGATTTGAGTTTAGACCTCAATTTGGATTTCACTTAAAACCTTTTGAAGAACATAGAGATAATCTTATTGGACCAATGGGTAATGGAGTCTTTGCCGAAGTATCTAGCACAATTACTGATCAATTAAGTAAGATGGTCGGCTATCCAATATCGAGATATATACCTGTTCATGATAGATATGAAACACAAGAAGTGTATGATGTTTTGTGTAGATAAAATCTTTAACAACTATACTTAGGCTTGACATTCGCTTTCGGTTGTGGCATTCTGTAAAGCGAATCGAGGGCAAAGCCTTCACGAATATAAAGTAAAAGAGCTGACAATAGATCAGATAAAATAATATCACTTTGTATTCAGGGATATGGAGAAACACCAGCGTAAATAAAAGTTTAAAGATAACCTGCATGAAACTCCCCCGAACCATACAGACATCATTGCGATTGTATGTGTAAATTCCCATTTGCTAGTTGATGGGTACAAACTAACTAGCATTTTTATTAACTTTAATAACTATGGAGATAGATATGTCAAAATTGATATACAGCAGAAATGGTAGTGCGACTACTGAAAGCATTAAAAATGCATCACCTATGATTCAAGCAATATGGAATCAAGCACACAGCTTTGGTGCTAATATTGTGAGAGTAAGAGCAGAAAAAAATAGATTTGGTGCTGACACAGGTCGTACTTTTAATTCTTTTCACCATGAAAAAGTATCAGTCTATAAGCAAAAAGACCAAGTGCATGAAAGTAATGCATTGTATTTTGCTCAAAAGATACCTTTGACCAAAGCAAATACAGGGATGCAAATACTTGAAGTTGCTTCTAATCTTGATGTTCAAGATACTTTGGATATCATTGATGAGATTCAATACTATTCAGAGACTTCCTTTCTAGGCAGACTTTGGAATCGTATTAGATATGGTATTCCCATGTCTATAAATTCCTAGATTAAATTCGGGGTAAGTGTGGGTATCACTTGAAAACTACCCACTATTTTAACCAACATAATAAACGGAGATATATTATGGCACAGATGAGAGTAAAAGACCAAGACCTAGTTGTAGAACAGGTTGTAGAAAAGATTGAAGCTACTGAACTTGATAAGTTCAAAGCTCGTAAAGATGTTCAAGAAGTTCAATCTGATATTGAAGCAAGAATTGAAGTAATTTCAAAACTTTTTGAACAATACAAAGAGCTTGAAGAAACTATTAAAGCTGAACAACAAGAACTAAAAGATTTAGTTCAAGGATTTCAAAAAGCTAATGGTTTTGAATATAGTTCTTATGCTACTAAACAAGGTATATGGTTAGACAATATTTCAACCTATGGTGTTTCAGTTCCTGCACTAAAAATTGTATGGCAACTACCTTATACAACAAAGCATGAGATATCTACTAAACTCAGACTTCAAACTATGGGTGGAGACTTTGATGTTTACAAACTTATTGAGGAGTTGACATCAGAGTTTGGTTCATAGTATAATAATTTTGTAGTTAGAAAGTGAGCCTTATAAAATCCTTTGCTCAGGCATCAAGGTTAGGATAAAAGTAAATGAGAACTATACCACCATGCACTAACTACAAATTGTCCGAGGAACTATCTGCGAGTTTCACAATGATTGTTGCAACAGTCGTGGAACTAAAGAGGAGAAGGACAAGACTCATCAGTACCTAGAGTATGAGTATAAAATATGATTAGGTGTAGGTTGGTAGTCCTACACAAAAAACTACCACTTAATTTTTAGGAGATAAATATGGGCTTAATGTTAGATACACCTGAACAAATTCAAATGGCTAGATACTTGACCATGAGGTCTGGTCTAAAGCTAGAGATTCAAGGATTAAGATTGACTCGTGGTGTTAATTGTTATAAAATGGTCAAAGATACTTTCGGATTGAAAGGCTCGAAACAAAAAGTCTTAGATCAATTTGAAGATTTGCTTAGAGAAGCAGGAGTAGAACTATAATGCAAACTATATATCATATCGTAGCTGAAGTATGTGCGAGAGACTTTCCAATACTTGCTAAACTATCAGTCAATCAAGGACATAAATTTGTTGACATTATTTATGAAGATATTGTATCGGGTGATAATCCTACTGATATTACCGAGCAACAAATATTTAATTATGTCGAGGAGTTTATTGCAAAAGCTATCAGTGTTTCTATTGATGATGTCGTTGATGTTATGGAAATTAAGAATGACAATTAAAGATGCAATAAAAATTGTTAATACTTTAATATTTTGTGAAGTACAGTGGTCTGAATATACAAATAACAAATCTCAAAGAGATGAACTTCAACAAGCATGGGACAAAATTAAAGAGGAAATTAATAATGACTCACAAAATATGTCATAGTTGTGGTGAAACAAAAGAATTAAACAAAGATAATTTCCCACTTAGAAAAAATAAAAATGGTGAAGGTTATCGAGCACAATGCAGGTTATGTTATAATAAATTAAGAAGAAAAAATCCAAAATATGCACGAAAAAAATCTATTCAATTAGCAAAAGACAGAGCAAAAAAAAGAGGATTAGATTTTAATTTATCATTAGATGAGGTTGTTTTTCCTGATGTATGTCCAATACTTAACATCAAGTTAGAACATGGGAACAAGAATTGGCAGACCTCACCATCTATTGATAGGATAGATAATAATAAAGGATATACACTTGATAATATTATTGTAGTTTCAGCACTTGCAAACAGTATTAAAAACTGTGCTACTTGGAAACAAATAATACAAGTAGGAACATTTTATAAAAATTTAGAAAAGGAGACTGAAGATGAGTAATACAATCAACACTATGATACTAGAAAACTTATTTGATGAGGTCTTAGACCAAGACCAAAAAGGTTTGCTAGATGATGAGATTAAAGAGATAGCACGAGAGCAAGGACTAGATATTTATCACGATAGATATGAGATACTTGAACTAATTACTAATAGAATTTTTGAATGTAAGTATAATTAAAGGAGATTAAAAATGCCTAAATATAATTTGCTATCAAGTGGTAGCACCAAGATTGAAAAGAGCAACAAGCTATCTGACGAATGGTTTAGTCGGATAATCTATTTAGCACCTGATGATTTAGCAGATGGCAAGAGAACTCTATGTCCTTATGCTAAAGTTGCCAAGTGTAATGTGCCTTGTTTGAACACAGCAGGGATGGGTAAATTCTCTAATGTTCAGCAGTCAAGAATTAGAAAAACTCTACTCTTCTTAAATGACCGACAGGAGTTCATGAGACAGCTTGTACAAGACGTAAATAAATTTCTTAAAGAATGTGATAGGCTTGGTAAAAAACCTGCCCTACGCCTTAATGGTACAAGTGATATTCAATGGGAAACTATCGAGGTATATGGGTATGAAAACATCTTTGCCATGTTCCCACAGATTCAGTTCTATGACTACACAAAAATTCCAACACGCAAGGTAGAGCACATACCTAATTATCATTTGACTTGGAGTTATTCCGAAGCTAATGATAAGTATGCTTCTCTAATTGATAAAGTATCAAACAACATAGCAGTAGTCTTTCGTGATGCTCTACCTAAAGTGTTCAAAGGATTTAAAGTAATTGATGGGGACAAACATGACATGAGATTCTTAGATGAAACTCAAGTGGTGGTTGGACTGATTGAAAAAGGTGAAGCCAAGAAAGATACTTCAGGCTTTGTAATTGATTTAATAAATGCGAGGGCAATATGAAGGAAGACTATGACTATAAAAAAGCTGCTGTAATAGTAGAAAAAGCAATATCAAAAGCATTCTTTAATGGATATGGTTTGATGTTTAAGTACCACAAGATTGAAACAGGTGAGTATGAACAACGAATGCTGTTGACTGTATCAGATATTAAATACAACCATGATGATGAAATCTTAGTAGGTGGTTGCATTAATAATGATGGGGATTACAGACAATTCTTTTTAGAAAACATGGAGTCTGTTAAACCTTTTAAGTATGTATCTATTGACTAAGGAAAACTTTTATGATACAATACAAAAAGATTAAGGTGTCAGCAAAGGTAAAAGCTAAACACACCATATCAGATTATTTGATGAAGGTGTTTGATGGGTTGAAACATAATCCATTAGACTTTATAGATGATTGGGAAACCATGACAACAAAAGAACAAGAAGCAGTGATAGATCAAGTCAGCTTGTTTGAGGACAGGATACACAAACTGCTTGGAGTTAAATTTAAGGAGATAAAAAGTGCGAGTAATTTTAATAAATCCATTTGACGAGACAGTTAAAGAAGCAGTATATGGTGGGGACTATAGAGAAATCTATGACCTAATAGAATGTAGAACCTTTGATGTAGTAAGTCTATCTGATGCAGATGATTTGTATGTAGATGATGAAGGACTATTGGTTGAAGGTAATCAAAGATACTTTAGTTGGTCGGGTAGAAACTTTGCAGGTAAAGGATTGATTATGGGTCATGATGATGAAGGCGAAACAACTGCAACAACATATGACTTACAAGAAGTTGTTGACAGGGTAGAGTTTTTACCCGAAGGACACAGAGAAGAACCATACATGGAGTTCAGAGCTTTATTATGAACAGTAAACAAATAAAAAAACTTCGTAAGCTTATCAAACCTTTACAGGTTGAATGGCTTCAATCTATATTGCCTGAAGATCAAGGTAAGGTAATCACTGTAGATAATGTTGAGGAACTTATGCCCGATCAGACTCATGTGTTTGGTAATCAACAAATGCACTTATCTTTTATGTCTGACAAATGGATTATGAAAGTTTTAAAAGATCATCCACACATAACAACATACAAAGAACTTGCAAAAGTAAACGAACAACAACAAGAAAAATATTTAGATAGGAGATTTTAATGGAAGAATATATTATGGATGTCAAACTAGACAATGAACGAACAATTTTAAAAACTTTTTCTCGTACTGTTGAGGGTGCTGTAGATAACATGGTTAAGATTGAGGGTGTTCAAAAGTTATTTGCAATAGGCAAGACAACCACCCAAGAAACTTGGGAGTTTGATGAAGACATTACCCAGTTAAGAGAACTTAGAAATAAATTACCCGATAACATTGAAGTGTTTTTTGGTATAGGAAATAATTAATATGGAAATAATACTGATAGTAATAGCAGGTGTTTTACTTATTGCAATGACAGGGTTGTATATGTACTTGGTTGACAAGGATAAAATAGAACCTTATGTCCCACCACAAGCACATCGTGGAAACTTTTGGGATGCAGAGACTAAGAAGTTTTACAAGTGGGATGAGTTAATGAAACTTAAAAAATCGAGGGAACAAAATGACTGAGTATAATGAAGCTGTTGAACAACAGAGACAGATACTTGAATTAGAAAAACAAGCTAAACAAATTGTAGCTATTGACACAAGGTACAAAGATGGGTTATGGTATAAACAAATAGTTGACTATGCAGATGGTCGGAGGATTACAGAGTATAGAGATCAACGCAGAGCAACAGTAGAGGAGAATATAAATGACTTGGACTAAACATATAATATATATACTAATTATAATAATACTACAGTTAGTAAACTTTCACGCAGTAGGCTACACTAAACATAAATCAGATTGGTGTGATGGTTTTTACAAACAATATATTGAGGGGTTGTAATGGCTAAGACATGGACTAAGAGTACACATACACCTGCAACAACAGGCAGAGGTAAGAAAACAAGTCAAGGTAGAGGTAATGTTGGCACAGCTACCATGAACAAGAGTAAGAAAGCCAACTTAAAAAAATATCGAGGGCAAGGTAAATGAAAACTAAAATATTAAAAAATAAAGTAACTATTGAATTGACTACAAGCGAGTATGATGATCTGTTCAAATACATTAACAAACTTAGAAGCATGTTAAATACTTTACACGAAACCAATGATTTATGGTTGTCTGATGTTCACAATTTAGATAGTTTACAATATGATTTGGTTAAACTATTAGATGCTAAATGGGATGCTGGTAGTTATAGATATATTAAAAGAGGATAAGGTAAATGAACATATTTTATTTTGATGAATGTCCAGTTGAATCAGCAAAGGCACAGCCTGACAAGATGCTAGTCAAGATGCCTTTGGAATCAGCACAGATGTTATGCACAGCACACCGAGCTTTAGACGGTGATGATTGGGCAGACAAGATGAACATGTATAAGGTAGCACATCTTAATCACCCATGCAGTAAGTGGGTTCGTGAAGCAAGTGCTAACTATCAGTGGTTGTACCGACACTTCGTAGCTTTATCAATCGAGTACAGCTACAGATATGGTAGGTCTCATTTAAGTTATGATAAATTAGCAACACCTTTGATGCAGTTGCCACAGAACATACCTCTAAAAGATATGACACCACTAGCACAGGCTATGCCTGAGGAGTACAAGAATGAGGATGCTACTATTGCTTATCGTAATTACTGCATTAACGAAAAACACTACGCTAAGTGGGAACAAAATAGACCCAAGCCTAATTGGTGGACAACACAGGAGGTTGCATGAATTACATATACGAAAGAATGATGACTGAAGGCGAGACAGCTATCTTTGATAGGGATGAACTAAGAAAGTTTGAAGCTTATGTGGCTGAAAACTATGAGGAGTTTTATGAAAGTAAGGCTGCTTATGAGGTGCAAAAGGATGGAGAAAAATTCCTGGTCACTTTATTTAAAAATCCTGTGATAAGTATGGAAGAAATATTGCTTGACATTAAAGACTAATTCTGTTATACTTCGTATCACAATGAGTAACCAAACACATCAAGCCCTCTATCTCCAATTGAACGAATGGTTTGGTACAGCACAGTCTGAAACTCCGAGAGTAGTTGCTCAAAACTCTCCCAACTTCACAACAAAGCTATAATAGGAGGAAACGCATATGGCTATATTAGAAGGAACTGCGTACTGGGCAAGTATAACTACACCCAATACGACATTCGACCCCGTGTACACCGTCAACCTAGTGGTTGATGATGAGACTGCAAATGATTTTGCATCTCGTGGACACAAAATAAAGCAGATGGATGAAGGTCCGGCTTTAATTATCAAACGAAAAGTAAATGGTCCTAACGGAATGGTTAGACCTGCACCTCGTTTGTTAGACTCAGACAAGCAGGAGGTCACAACTGCTGTTGGAAATGGATCAAAGGTTAAGGTCCAGTTCAATGAGTACAGTGGCGAAGGTAAGTATGGTCCTTATCAAGGACTAGATTTACAGGCAGTAATGATTACTGATCTTGTCCCGTATAAGAACGGTGATGGTGATGAGTTCTTATCTGATGGAGAGGAATTCTAATGATTATTACTATTAACAATGACGAAGGTACAACAACTTATGATGTTAATAACATTACAGACGATAACGTCAAGCAAGAAGCTACTGTTATCGTACAAAAAGTTGGAAACTTACAGGTCGTTATTGAAGCCCTAGACTTTGCAAGTCGAACCCACCGAGCTAACTTAGAAGAGTTACTCAAGGCAAGAGACGAAGCTATAGTCGAACCGACTGAGGAGACTGAAGAAGAATCTTCAAAATAAATAACTCGGCTAGGTGTAAAAGCCTAGCCACTTTTCTAAAGGAGATAGAATGCAAGAACAAAGTAAATTTGTACGACACAAACTACCATGCCCATCATGTGGTGGGTCTGACCCTGTGTCTATGAACGAGGATAAGTCTGCTCATTGCTTTAGCTGTGAGACACACTTTCCTAATTATATTGATGCTTGTGATGGTAAAATTATGGACACAAATACTAAACCTAAAGTTAGTAATACGTTTTTAAACACATACAACGGTAGCTTTGGTCCTCTTACAGACAGATGTATTTCTGAAGAGACAGCTAAAAAGTATGGCGTAAGACGTGTCGTAAGTGCAGACAATAAAGTTGCTCAACACATCTATCCATTCTTCAATGGCAACGAAGTAGTGGGAACTAAAACTAGGTTTGTTGACAATAAAAACTTTGCATTTGCAGGTACTTATGAAGGCACTGGTTTATTTGGTGAACAACTGTTTAGAAATACAGGTGGTAAGTATCTCACAATCGTTGAAGGTGAATGTGATGCCATGGCTGCTTATGAATTGATGCAGTCAAAGTGGGCATGTGTTTCGTTGAAGCGTGGTGCATCGGGTGCTGTTAAAGATATCCGAGAAAGCATTGAGTTTGTTGAGTCGTTTGAAAATGTAGTGATATGTTTTGATAACGACAAGGCAGGACAAGAAGCAGCAATGAAAGTTGCTCGTATATTAAAACCCGGTAAAGCTAAAATAGTTTCACTGCCTACAGGATGTAAAGATGCTAACGACATGCTTCGACAGAAAAAGTTTCAAGCATTCATGTCTGCATGGTGGGAAGCTAGGACATATACTCCATCAGGTATTATAGATTTATCCACCCAAAAATCTGAGTGGTTACATAGAGAGACTAAGGAAAGTATTGCCTATCCTTGGGAAGGTCTCAACAAGAAACTATATGGTATGCGTAAAGGTGAGCTTGTAACTCTTACAGGTGGGACAGGACTAGGAAAGTCTAGTGTTACTCGTGAGCTAGAACATTGGCTGATCAAGAACACAGAAGACAACGTAGGTATTGTAGCTCTTGAAGAGAACTGGTTAAGGACTGCTGATGGTATTATATCCATTGAAGCTAATGACAGAGTGTATCTTAATGAGAGACGAGAGCAATACAGTGAAGAACAACTGACTGCTTTATTTGATAAGGTTATACCTAAAGGTCGTGTGTTTATCCATGCTCATCTTGGTGCTACTGATATTGATGAAATATTTTCTAAGCTTAGATACATTATCGTAGGCTGTGAATGCAAATGGGTTGTGGTAGATCACTTACATATGTTAGTTAATGTCTTAGCTGAAGGTGATGAAAGACGAGGTATTGATTGTTTAATGAATAGGTTACGCAGTCTTGTTGAAGAGACTGGTGTAGGCATGATACTTGTATCTCACTTACGTAGAGCATCAGGTGATAAAGGACATGAACAAGGTATTGAAGTATCTCTTTCTCATCTTAAAGGTTCTCAAGGTATAGCACAACTATCTGATTGTGTGATTGCACTAGAACGTAATCAACAATCTGAAAACGAAGACGAAGCTAACACCACAAAGGTTCGTGTACTTAAATCAAGATACACAGGTGATACTGGACTGGCATGTAGCCTACGCTACAACAATGAAACCGGTAGACTATTTGAAGTCACCGAGGAGGAAACATTTGACAACACAGAATTCTAAAATTATATTTGACATCGAATGTGATGGTCTTAAACCAACGAAGCTACATTGTATTGTAGCCAAGGAAGTTGATGGTCCATTACATAAGTTCCCACCTCATAAACTTGAGGAAGGTATTGAGTTTTTAAAACAAGCTGATACTTTAATAGGGCATAACATCATACGGTTTGATTTAGCTGTACTTAAAAAACTAGCAGGTGTTGATTTGTATCATAAGAATATTGAAGATACTCTTGTTATGTCTAGACTATATCAACCTATCCGTGAGAACGGGCACAGTTTAAAAACGTGGGGTTATCGTGTAAACTTTGCAAAGCAAGAACAACCTATAGACTTTGATGAGTACACACCTCAAATGCTTGAGTACTGTTGTAATGATGTACGGTTAAATGAGCTAGTTTACTTCGCTTTACTTAGAGAACAAACAGGTTTTAGTGAAGAGTCAATTGCTCTTGAACATAGAATAGCATCTATTATATCTGATCAAGAAAATAACGGATTTAAATTTGATGAACGCAAGGCTACCATATTACTGGCTGATCTTAAAGCTAAAATGTATGAAGTAACAAGCGAAGTACAAAGTACATTCAAACCTAAAATGACTGATGTTAAACTAGTCACACCTAAAATTAAAAAAGATGGTGAGCTATCCAAGTCAGGCTTAACTGCTGACGAATACGATAGTTTAATTAAAAGTGGTAGTAGAAAACCTTTCATGAGACAAGAACTCAAACCTTTTAACCTCGGTAGTCGTAAACAGATTGGTGAATACTTAATAGACTTTGGTTGGAAACCAAATAGATTTACACCTACAGGTCAGCCGATTGTAGATGAGGGTACTCTTAAAAAGATTACACACATACATGAAGCTAAACTTATTGCAGACTTCTTGTTGTATCAAAAGCGTATTGCTCAGATACAATCTTGGTTGGATGCAGTTGAAGAAGATGGTAGGGTACATGGTTCAGTAATACCTAACGGAACTATTACTGGTCGTATGTCACATAACCATCCAAACGTAGCTCAAGTACCGGCAGTATACAGTCCGTATGGTAAAGATTGCAGAGCTTGTTGGACTGTAGATGAGGGGAATGTTTTACTTGGGGTTGATGCTTCAGGATTAGAACTTAGAATGTTAGCACACTATATGAACGATGAGGATTATATAAATGAAGTTGTCAACGGAGACATACACACGACTAATCAAAAACTTGCAGGGCTTGAATCAAGAGATACAGCAAAGACTTTCATCTATGCACTTATATACGGAGCAGGAGATGCAAAGATTGGAAGCGTGGTTGGAGGATCAAGAAAAAAAGGTAGAGAACTTAAAGATCGTTTTTTCGACAATCTCCCCACACTTAAAGCTCTTAAGGACAAGGTTCAACGAGCTGCGAAACGAGGATTCCTCAAAGGATTAGATGGTCGAAAGATATACATACGAAGTGAACATGCTGCTTTAAATAGTTTACTTCAAGGTGGTGGTGCTATTGTCATGAAGAAAGGATTAGAAATATTAGATGCTAGACTCAGGCTCAGTGGTGTACCACATAAGTTTGTTGCTAACATTCATGACGAATGGCAGATTGAAGTACCAGCCTGTAACGCTAACAAGGTAGGACAACTAGCAGTAGATAGTTTAAAACAGGCAGGAGAATATTTTAATATGAGATGTCCTCTTGACGGTGAATATAAAATAGGAGGAGATTGGAGTGAAACACATTAATAAAAACTGTAACCATTGTGATGTTGAATTAGTTTTAAATGAAAACTATGATGAACATCGTTTAAAAAGAAAAGACTACATTTGTAAAGATTGTTATATAACATATTTAGATTCCAATATGTATGTAAACGGAGCATATATTTCAAGGTCTCATCCCCTACATAAACCGGGAAGATATAAAACTTTTGAAGATGCTGCGTTTAGTTCTCTTGCCAAATACCCACTAACCAAAGAAGGACAGGTTTATGTTATTACAAACAAAGCTTGGAAAGGCTGGGTTAAAATTGGAATGGCTATTGATGCCAAAGATAGATGTAATCAATACCAAACCTCTAGTCCTTACAGGGACTATGAACTAAAACATTCAAAGTATTTTAACAATAGAAGAAAAGCTGAAGTGAAAGCACATAAACTATGTGAAACAAAAGCTGAAGCTAGAAATGGTGAGTGGTTTAAAATAAAAATAAAAGATGCGATAAAATTAATTGATAGCATAACTGAGGAAGAACATGAAAAAGAAACAGCTTGATACAGTAGTCCAAGACATATATGATAAAGTAGAAATACTTGGTCAGAACAAAGCTCTTGAAGTGACTGACGAACAGATAGAAGACTTTGGTAATTACATGAAGGAAGCTTTAAGAGATTGGCTTACACCAAGACCTGATAGTAAACCAACACTTAGGATGTCTAACATAGGAAAACCTAACAGACAATTATGGTTTGACATGAACTCTAAACGAGAACAAAAAGGATTCACTGCACCAACTATGATTAAGTTTTTGTATGGACATCTACTTGAAAGAGTCGTCTTGTTTTTAACAGAGCTTGGTGGTCATAAAGTTACTGATGAGCAAAAAGAAATCAAAGTAAATGGTATTCTTGGGCACATGGATTGCAAGATAGACGGTGAAGTTGTTGATATTAAATCAGCATCTAACTATGCATTTCAAAAGTTTAAGAACGGTACTCTTGCAGAGGATGACCCGTTTGGTTACATGGCTCAACTTGCTGGATATGAAAAAGCAGAAGGTACAAGTAACGGTGGATTCTTAGCAATCAATAAAGAGACAGGAGAATTAGCACTTTTTAAACCTCAAGAGCTTGACAAACCTAACGTGGGTGCTAAAATAAATAAGGTTAAGTCTGAAATAAAAAGCAAAACCATTCCTGACTTTTGTTACGAACCAGTACCTGAAGGTACATCAGGCAACTTTAAAATTGCTAGAGGGTGTGTATGGTGTCCCCATAAATTTGAGTGTCATAAAGATGCTAACGATGGTCAAGGTTTGAGAGTCTTTGAATACTCTAAAGGTCTATCGTATCTTACCAAAACAGTAAGAGAACCTAAAGTTGAAGAGATAACTCACAGGTTTATCAATGCCTAGAAGAGTACCTAGAAAACCTAGACCCAAAAAGATTAACGTACCTAAAGGATATGATAGTCGATGGGAGTATGACATTCATCTAGGAATACTTCAAGACTGGAAACACCATTGGGATGTCATACAGTATGTTGTTGAACATAAATACGAAGCTGACTTTGTTAGAGATATAAATGGTAAAACTATTTTACTTGAAGCTAAAGGTAGATTTTGGGACCACGCTGAGTACAGTAAATATATTCATATTAGAAAAGCCTTACCTAAAAATACTGAGTTAATATTTTTATTTCAAAAGCCTTTCTCTCCTATGCCGGGAGCAAAGGTAAGGAAAGATGGAACAAAACGTACCCATGCTGAATGGGCTGAAACAAATAATTTTACATGGTATAGTGAAGAGACTTTACCGAAGGAATGGAAAAATGAAAAATAATAATTATAAATTTAATGAAGACAAATTATTACAAGAGCTTAAAGGATACATTGATGCTACATACAGTCAGCATTATGCATCCGATAAATATCAGGCTACCGATGTTATTATTGATTCGGGACATGGTGAGGGTTTTAGTCTTGGTAATATTATGAAGTACGCTAAACGTTATGGAAATAAAGAAGGAAAGAACAGAAAAGACTTGCTTAAAATATTACACTATGCTATAATAATGCTTTACGTACACGACACAGAGAACACATAATGGTAGAAGACAAAGTAGGTATAAAAGAATACCTTGGTATAAAAATTAATTACAGTAATGAAAAACTATTAGATAAGTTTAGTCTTGATACGATCAAGGATAGATACTTATGGGAGAACGAAACACATGCACAAGAAGCCTTCGCAAGAGCATCAGTCTTCGCAGCTACATACAAAGGTAACACAGACTTTGAATTGGCTCAAAGGCTTTATCACTACAGTTCCAATTGCTGGTTCATGTTTAGCACTCCTATACTTAGCAACGGGGGAACAAGTCGTGGGCTTCCTATTAGCTGTTTCCTTAATTATGTACCTGATAGCAGGACTGGTTTATCAGATCACTATGATGAAAATATATGGTTGGCATCTTCGGGTGGAGGTATTGGTGGATATTGGGGTGACATTAGGAGTAACGGTATATCTACTACTCACGGGAGTCGTTCTACTGGTTCAATTCCTTTCATTCATGTCGTAGATTCACAGATGTTAGCCTTTAATCAAGGCACTACAAGACGTGGTTCTTATGCAGCATACATGGACATATCTCATCCGGAGATTGAAGAGTTCATTAACATGCGTAAAGAATCCGGTGGTGATATCAACAGGAAAAATCTTAATCTTCATAATGGTATCAACATTACCAATGAGTTCTTGAAAGCTGTTGAAGAAGACGCAGACTTTAGATTAATTGACCCTAAGACTAATGAGCCTACTAAGATTGTAAATGCCCGAGACTTATGGTGGCAAATCATTAATGCTAGAGCCGAGACAGGTGAGCCTTATATGATTAACATTGATAGATGTAACGAAGCTTTACCAAAAGAACAAAAAGATTTAGGATTAGAAATCAAGCAGAGCAATCTTTGTTCTGAGATTACTTTACCTACTAACGAAGAACGAACAGCAGTGTGTTGTTTGTCTTCTGTCAACTTAGAATACTTTGATGATTGGAGTGAGAACCCTCAGTTCATTGAAGATTTAATAACAATGCTTGACAACGTTCTTCAACATTACATTGATAACGCTGTCGACACAGATAACTTGGGAGAGTACAATGCAAACTTTAAAAGGTTTCAAAAACATATTAAGCCGGGCAAAGAAGGCTTTACTAAATCTGCCTACTCGGCTTATCGAGAAAGGTCGTTGGGTCTTGGTGCGATGGGATTCCATTCGTATCTCCAATCACGCAACATTCCTTTTGAAGGTATCTTCGCTACGGGCTTCAACTATAAAGCTTTTAAACACATTAAAACACAGGCACTCAGAGCTTCTGAAAACTTGGCTGACCAACGTGGGGAAGCACCTGATGTCAGTGGTAGTGGCAGGAGGAATGCTCATCTTCTCGCTGTTGCTCCTAATGCTTCTTCTAGTATTATTTGTGGTGGGACATCTCCTTCGATTGAGCCTTATCGTGCTAACGTTTATACGCACAAGACTCTCTCAGGTTCTTTCCAAGTTAAAAACAAATACCTAGAAGAGGTATTAAAAGATAAAGGATTAAAGAAAGAAGAACTGACTGCACTGTGGAAAGACATTGCAGGTAACGAGGGTTCAGTACAACATCTTGATATACTAACTGATGAAGAAAAAGAAGTATTTAAAACTGCTAATGAAATAGATCAGATATGGATTATAGAACATGCATCTAAACGACAAGAGTTTATTTGTCAAGCACAATCCGTTAATCTTTTCTTTACACTTCCTAAAGCTACAGAGCCACAAGAAGTACACGATGAGTACATGCAGTACGTTAATGATGTACACTGGTATGGTATGAACAAACTAAAGTCTTTGTATTACTTTAGAACTAATGCTGCAAGAAATGCAGAAAACGTAAACATTAAAGTTCAGCGTATTAAATTAGATGACGTTGAGTGTATAGCTTGTGAGGGATAGTATGTACTTACAACAACCAAACAATCCCAAGCCTGAGATGTTTAAAAACATTCATAACTTTTTGAGCCAATCAGAATGTTTGATGATTAAAAGACAATCTGAGACTGTAGAAAAATGGGAAGGTAAAGTACATGGAAACGATAAAAAATCTACTAAAGTTAATGATGTTAGAAAAGTAGATGTCTATCCTTTCCAAGACTTAGCACTAGCTGAAATGATTTTTGAAACTGTTAAAATTTATAACGATGATTATTTTAGATTTGATATTGCAGGTATCTTTGATAATCTACAACTGTTACATTATAAAGAAGGTTGCCATTATGATTGGCATACTGATATAGGTGATGGTATTTATTCTAATAGAAAAATATCTGTATCTATTTTACTTTCTGACACCTGTGCTGGTGGTGAGATTGTTTTAAAACAAGGAGCAGACAGACCAATACATATGGAAGTTGGAGACATGGTGTTGTTTCCTAGTTATGTTCTGCATAAAGTAACACCAATAACAAAAGGAGAACGATGGGCTTTGGTAACTTGGATACAAGATATAAAGCCTTTTAGATAGTATGAACTGTTGGCATTGTGGAACACAATTAATATGGGGTGGAGATCACGACATAGAAGATGAGAACGATGAGTACATTATGGAAACTAATTTAAGCTGCCCTCAATGTAACTCTGCTGTTATAGTTTATTTACCAAAGGATTAATTATGAAACAAGAAGATTTCGATAAAGTATTTACACCTAAATTCCAAGGATTTACTGGTAGGTTATGGCTAGATTATGTTGACGAAACCAAAACACCTTTTGCAGAAACAAAAGATTACGCAGGATACGTAATTGAAAATTTAAAATATTTAGTTAAGAGATTTAACAAGGAGAACACATGAGTTTATTAGATACAAGAGATTACTACAAACCTTTTGACAATCCGTGGATGTTTGACTACTACGTGTTGCAAAACCAAATGCACTGGATGCCGGAGTCAGTACCTTTACACACCGATGTAAAAGATTGGCAAGAGTTAGATTCAAAAGAAAACAATTTACTTACACAAATCTTTAGATTGTTTACTCAATCTGATGTAGATGTTGGTGCAGGTTACGTTGATAGATACATGCGTATCTTTAGAAAGCCTGAAGCTAGAATGATGATGGGTTCGTTTGCAAACATGGAGTCTATCCATCAACATGCTTACAGCTTACTCCTTGATACAGTTGGTATGCCTGAGATAGAGTACAAAGCTTTTTCAGAGTATGAAGAAATGGCTGACAAACACGAGTACGTTTATAAGATTAAGACAACTAAGTCTGACAAGAAAAGTATTGCAAAAACTTTAGCAGTTTATTCAGCTTTTACCGAAGGACTACAGTTGTTTAGTAGCTTTGCAATCTTGTTAAACTTTCCAAGGTTCGGCAAGATGAAAGGTATGGGACAGATAGTTACTTACTCTATACGGGATGAGTCTATGCACGTTGAAGCTATGACTAAACTCTTTAGAGAAT